GCGTCGGCGGGGAATGTTATCAACTGCGGTTGTCAGGTTGTTTATGTACGATTAAAAACAGAACAAGATGGAAGAAATAATTTTTAAAAACCTTTCAGAATTTCGCGACATTGATGAGCAAACAGGTATCATCAAAGGTTACGCGAATGTTTACAATGTGAAGGATAGCGACGGCGACATATCGTTGCCAGGCTCATTTTCGAAGACAGTTGGCGAGCGAGCTAAGAAGATAAAGATATTCAAGAACCACACGCCGCAGCTTGTCGGCGTTCCGCTGGAGTTGGATATCGCAGATCCTTACGGTCTCGGACTTACGGCGAAGATGCTGATGGACACCGACGCTGGCAGAGACACGTTTCATGAAGTGAAGTTTCTGCATGAAAACGGTTTTGAGAGTGGTATGAGTATAGGTGGGTGGATTATTAAAAGAAATCCGAAAAACAAGGCTGAAGTTGTTGAATACAAATTGAAAGAAATATCAGTGTTGACAACCGAAGAGCCAGCAAATCAATTATCACTTGTGAATGCTGTTAAAGCTGTTAAAGAATTAACCGAGCCGACACAAGAAGAATTTTGGAATATAATAGAAAAAGCATATAATGCCAAATTCTCGGATAATATATTAAAATCATTAGAGAAATTTTTGACACTCAAAGACAATGAGCCTGATCAGCTTGATGCTGACACAACTCAAGCCGTTGAGCCGTTAATAATGAATATTTACGAACTATTTATTTAAACAATTAAACAAAAAGAATTATGGAAAATATAGGAAAAGAACAAGCTGAAATGCTTGAAAAACAAAAAAAAGAAGCGCTGGAAAATATTAAAAAGACAGCCGAAGAAGCTGCACAAAATGCAGTGCAGGAATTCATCGATAAAAAGATGAGTGAGATTGTATCGAAATTCGATAATGTAGCGACAAAAGAAGAAGCTGAAACATTAAAGTCTGATTTCTATAAACAGGTGCAGGAATTACAAGCAAAATTGAAAGAGATTAACCAAACACGCGGTACGATCAAACAAAAGACTTTCAATGAAAATCTCGCTGAAGCTATAAAATCGAACGAAGATGCTATCAGAGGTTTCAGAAAAGGATCGCCTGAATTGCGTCTTACATTGAAAGCTGTCGGAGACATGAGTATTGCAAACAACTTTCCTAATGCAACTCCTTTTGTTCAGGAAGTGCAGCAAGGACTGATAACTAATCCTTACAATCGAGTGTGGCTGGCAGATCTTTTGCCATCTGCTACCTCAACTGCCAACAGCGTTATCTATCCGAAAGAAAACGGTGGAGAAGGTGCAGTAGCATTTTGGGATAAGACAGGCGACAAGGCGCAAGTTGATTATGACTTTACCTCTCAATCGGCATTCTTCAAATGGATTGCTGGTTACGTAGTTGTTGAGCGTGAGATGCTGGACGATATTTCTTGGTTAACAGGCTACTTGCAGAGCAAACTATTGATCGGGTTAAAGACAGCGGAAAATGATTTGATACTTAACGGCACAAGCGATACATTGACCAACCCGGTTACAGGATTGCTTACCGCAGCAACAGCATATGACGGCGACTTCACAGAACTGGTAGATATGATTATCGATGCAGCCTACGGACAAATTCCCGAGAAGACCAACGACTTCTATGTGCCTACGAATGTAGTGTTACATCCAAGAGATATCGTTAAGGTTGGGCTGAATAAAGCTACAGGAAGCGGTGAGTACGATTTACCGATGGGTTCGGTTGCGTTTGCAAACGGTCGTTTGTCCATCAGTGGGCTTGACACGGTTGGAACCACTTCAATCGACAAGGACGACTTCTTGACATTCGACAGGAACGCTGCAATGTTCTTGCGTCGCATGATTCCTGAAATCAGGATGTTTGAAGACGCCACCTTAGCGAAAGCAAACAAGGTGATGTTCAGAATTGAGGAGAGGGTATCACTTGCCATCTTCAATGATGATGCAATTGTATCCGGTACCGTTGGTGCGTAATGTTTAATTTGTGGGCGGTTGAAATATACCGCTCACTTTAAAAATTAAAAAAATATGGCAAAGACAAGATATAATGTAATAGTGTACCACGACACTGCAGCTAATTGGGCTACCGATACCACCGCCTACGGTGAAAACATCTTCATGTATGCTACCGACACAGGCGTAATGAAGAAGGGTGACGGAGCGAAGGCATACAAAGATTTAGGTTCAGTTGGAAGTGTAGCCACGTGGGGAGCAATTACAAACCAGCCGGATGTTATTGCAGCAGGAGCAGACAAGGCGGCTGCACGCACAGCTATTGATGCAGCTGATGTAGCACACGATCACGCAGTAGTGGAGGATGCCGCAAGCGGTCTGGCAGCCGCAGCCAATTTGCAGGCTTTGGCGATTGCATTATCGGCAAGGATAAAAGCACTTGAAGATGCACCGGCAGAGTAATTAATTTGTGGGCGGTTGAAATACACCGCTCACATAATTTTTAAATTATGAAAGTAAGAGTAAAACACCTTGATGTTATCGTCGATGTATCCGAATCTAAAGCGGGTAGCTGGATAAAGGCGGGTTATGCCGAAGCGATAGAAAAGATTGACAAGACGGAGGGTGCAGAGCCAAAGAAAGCAATCAAAAAAGATAAGCCGACAAAGGTGGCTTCAAAAAAGAAAAAGAAATGATAACACTTGAAAAAGTTAAAGAAGCTTTGAATATAGACTTTACGGATCAGGATAGTTATTTGCAGTCGTTGCTTGACGCAGCTATCGACAAAGCTTTGCGAGTGTCAGGAATAAGCGCTACGATAACGGTAGTTGACGAGTTTGGCGTTGAAACAGTAATTGAAAACCCTGAAGCCTCATCGGCAGAGTTTATGAACGCGATACTTGAAGATGTTGCTTCGATGTATCAGTCGCGTGGCGATGTTCAGACAGGAAGCGAAAGCTCGATGGCAACTTACAGAAGACATTCGACGAAACCTATCTTTTAAATTTAAAAGACATGAAAATTGGACGATATGATCAGGTAATTGAGTTCTGGAGCGAAGGAATGGTAAGCGACGGATACGGCGGTTACACTCCTAAGCCGTTATTGGAATTGAAGACTTGGGCACGTATCAATCAACTTAAAATATCGGCGGATATCGAACAGGCACAATTAAAGCTGCCGACGATGTATCGTGTTGGTGTCATGGCACGTGAAGGATTTACACCATCTGTTGAACATGTAGTAAGATGGAGGGGAAAAATGTATCGCATTGTCAACGCACCAATTGTCGAGTCGGTAAGGTATCGTCAGGAATGGATATTCGATATAACTGCAAAGGATTAAAATATGGGACGAGTTATAAACACAACATCGGCAAACCTTGATAAATACAGAAAAGACCAGATTCGTAAGATGCGGGAGTTGGTTGTTGATACTGTTACTGATATAGAGGTAGAAGCAACAAGAAATGCTCCTGTTAGCGAGGATGGAGATTATTTTATCAATATAGATAAAAGATTTACAAATAACGATATGACAGGTGAAGTTGGTGTATTGGGTGAGAATAACTTAGCAGCATATTTCGAGTTCGGTACAGGGTTATCGGCACGTGAGATACTCGCACCATATCCGCAATGGATAAAGGATATTGCGTGGCAATTTTATGTAAATGGATTAGGTACATTGAAAGGAAAACCGTATCTTTATCCAGCTGTATTGAGATATGGCAATGAGTTTTACAAGAAAATGGCGAGGCTGGTTAAAAATAAAATGAAGGACGATAAATAATGGATAGAGCAACAGAAATAAGGGGAAAGATTTTCGAGGCGTTAAATGGGCTTGAATATAATGGTATACGGATTCCTGTTTTTGATGAATTTGTTAATCCGAATGTTACCTTGCCGAGCGTTGATGGTGCTTTATCCGTTTATGTAGTTATTCAAGACCAGCAGGAGTTGATGAGTCCTATACAAACTGTTTATAGTCCACGTTTCGAGTTAAACGTAACGATACGAGTTGTTACGACTTGGGGGACTGTGGGCAGCAAAAAGTTGTGTGAGGATATAGGAAATAAAATAATGTATAAATTAAAAGACGACAGAGGGTCGTCAAAAATAGAAGGAATCGACAAGGTTACGCTTGTCAGCGCACGCTCGATAGCGGAGTCGACAAGTAGCAACCTTGCATTTAGTAAAATAATCATTTTAAAATTTGAAAAAAATGGAAATTAATTATTTAAAAGGATGGGAAGGCGCAAGAATGGCGGTTTATAAATCTACCGCTTATGTGCCAATTGCTTGTATAACAAGCAGGTCGGAGAGTAATACGACTAATACGTCTGAAAAGACGAATGTATGTACTGAAGGTAAAACTGTTACGAAAGCTAGCAGTATAACACGAACGGTGTCTATCGCTGGAGAAATAGTTGATCAGAATTCGTATCACGACTTGAAGGAATTGATGGACACGTTAGAAGAGCAGGCGTTTCGAATATATAAAGGTGCTGGTGAAACAAATCCTTTATACTTCAAAGGGATTATAACTGATTTGTCGGCTGATTTTGATGCCACAGAAGAAGGGGCGACGGGCACGTTCACGATGGATATTGCCGTAAATGGCGATTACACAGAAGATGACCCGATGGCAACACCGTAAATGTATAACTTATGTATGAAACTAAGATAATTGTAAACGGTAAAGAGATACCAATCAGGTTCGGTGCGTATGTAATGAAATGTATCGCTGATGATGGGATTAAATTATCAGAACTTGGCGAATTAATTAAAGACAATCCGTTTGATGTAATACCTAAGATTTTCTATTACGGAGCGGTTAACGCTTCGGAAGGTAGGAGAGGTGAGGGTATATCGTTAAATGATATCTACGATTGGCTCGACGAGATACCTGGTGGATTGTTTAGCGAACAGTCGCAGGCGATAATCAAACTGTTTACCGACCAGATGACGGAGGGTGTTCCGAAGGTTGAAAAAGAGGAGCATGCAAAAAAAAAGCAGTAGACGATGAAGACTTCAACCGTGACCATCTCTCGTTCGCTCTTGGGGAGCTTGGTCTTCGGTTGGAGCAATTTTACGATATGCCATGGTGCGAATATTTGATAAAATGTTACGCATGGTCAAGGATGGAAAAAGAAAAATGGCGGAAGGTACGTACTATTGCGTTCAATGCGATGATAGGAAGTCATCTCAACCCGAAGAAGTTACCGAAATCAGAGGAGGCGTTCATGCCGATTGAAAATAAGAATAAACGACGTGTAGACCCTGCGATTATGGAAGAATTGAGACGAGAGCGAGAAGAAGCACTTAAAAAAATAAACAAAGACAAACAAGAAGAATGAGTTTCACAGCGATAATAACGGCGGATGCGAGGAGTTTTGAACAGGCGATAGAGCGAGCTCAAAAACAAATTGACGGACTTGAAAAGAGCGTCGGTCGAAACCTTGATTCTATATCAGAAAAATTTACCGACATAGGTAAAAAGATGACAGTCGTGTCGGCTGGAATTATAGCTGGATTAGGTGCGTCTGTCAAAGCGTCGATAGATTTTGAGAGTGCTTTTGCTGGCGTTCTGAAAACAGTTGATGGAACTACCGAACAGCTTGATAATTTAAAGCAAGGCATTATCGATATGTCGAAAGAGATACCAGCGTCGACGACCGAGATAGCTAAGGTTGCTGAAGCAGCTGGACAGCTTGGTATCGAAACAGATAGGATTTTGGAGTTTACCCGCACGATGATTGATTTGGGCGAGTCGACGAATTTATCGTCAGAGCAGGCTTCGACGGCATTGGCAAGGTTTGCTAATATAACGCAGATGTCGCAGAAGGATTTTGACCGTCTTGGCTCGACTATCGTTGCGCTTGGTAACAATTTTGCTACTACGGAGGCGGAGATAACCGAGATGGCGTTACGGCTTGCAGG